CTGTGCTTTAGAAAAAAGAATCATACGGGGGGTGGTCAGCACCACTCTTCAAACCATTGTTCGATGTATTGTTTAAACTCTCGCTTCTGATTCGCTCGTTCATCTTGACACTGAGTTAAACGATTAAGGCATTCCGTTTTATCTGTTTCAATCAAGACCATCTCTGCACCTAAATCGTTTGCTAATCTTTCTCGTGCTGCTCGATCAGGATAACCACCAATCACCCATGCTCGAGAATATTTTCCATATCTCATCTTCACTTGATCTAACAATAAATTTTTAACAGCAAAAACATTCACTTTAAGTTCAGATGGATTAACATATCGTTCCTGCAATGATAAAGCTTGATACAACAAATCTACTTCAATCACTAAATCTCCTGGTTGCATCTGTTCCTTTACAAATGTTTTCTTCCCGGCAAATGGTGGACCATAAACTAAATAAACTCCTTTATCCCATTTTGTCTTTCGATTGCCATAGCCATAGCCAAATCGTTGATGACGTTTGTTGTGACAATCATGACAAAGGATAACGATGTTGTCCGGATTGAGCGATACATTGGCATCATTCACATTTTCTAAGGTTAATTCTTCAATATGGTGCAAGTGTAACCCTTTAGACTCAATAATGAACTTCTGACAATCAGCACAAATTGGATTATGTTCACCGATATAGGCCAATCGGAAATTAATCCATTTATCTGACTTATAAAAAGAATCTAATGTTTTAAACATATTACCACGCCTTTGCTTCCATTTCTTTCTCTCTCAGCTCTAGAACTTTTTCATCATGTTTCACTTTATGATAATCACTCTTCCAATCTTGTGGTCGTCGATTCTTCAACCAAAAGATCATCGCTCCTACATCAGCTGGAACATGCTTCGTCACCACTTGTCGTTTCGTTAATTGATTCCCTTCATAGGTTTCTTTTACTTCATCGTAAGTGTAACCTAATGCCCGTTTTAGCAAAGCATTTTCAACCTTTTCATCAACCTCTTGCTTTCCTTTAGTTAGAACAGAATCTAACTCTGAATATTTTTTAACGTATTGCCTAAAGGTTGAATAAGCAATTCCTAAATTTTTAGCAATCTGTTTATCTGATACACCAGCCTTTGCCCATGCTTCAATCTCACTTAGACGATTTCTAACGTGAGTCTCGTACTTTGTCATTCATTCCATCACCCTCTTTCCTAAAGGCATAAAGAAAAGCCATACCCATCGATATGACTTTAACTATGAGATTTTTATGACTGTTTGTAGCAATTAAGAACATCTGTGATAAATTATCACTCTATCATAATACCACATATTTTGGATAAAAATGTCCTATATTTGTCTTGTCTTTGTCCTATGTTTGTCCTATGTTTAACGTAACTACTTGACAATGTCGAATAACTGTGATAGTTCTTTTTCTCCACGTCTAATATAAACCCAACATTGGCTCTTACTAAAACTCAATTTAGACATGATCTGAAAGATTTTTTTACATTCAATATGATACATCTTGATTGCTTCATATTCGATTGGCATCTCCTTCTTTAATAACCCTAGTGCATCATTAACCAATTCAATCAATAAATCATATTCTAATAACGTTGTCTCCAGACGTTGCTTACGTGCAATCAAATCGTTGTAATAGTCCATAGTATCTTTGCTAGAGTATCCACCCTCGGCTTTAATTCCTGATGTTTTAATCCTAACAAGATTATCTATTCGATTTAATTCACCTTCTACAAGCGGTCTATTCTTTGTCATAAATCGATAATCTTCAAATTTTTTTCTTACATTCATTTCTTCACCTCTTATCCCGCTTCTTGATGATTTATTACTTACATGCTTTGCATCATATAAAACCCATTAAACCCAAATATAACTATCAGGATCCATAAAAATATAAAGTACTCTTTTTCTCCCTCTTCTTCAAATGCTAACTTCATCCCTGTTATCGCAAATCCTACATTTATTAGAATTAGGATTACACCTAGAAATTTCAAACCCTCATCCCTCCACCATACTTTTTAATTTATCTAATTTCTTTCTTTTATGATCATTAACCTGAATATGGCACCCATGACATTGTTTTAATTGTTCTAACATGATTTCCACATCTGCTATTTCTTCAGCTAGATTATCAATATACTCTGATAGAGTTTCTAAATCTTCTGATTGACTACATTCCCATCTTGCAATTTTGGAGATGGCTTGTATTAGTTCTCCTAACTCTTCCACGGCTACGATTTGCTGTATATCGATTCCAAACTTTTCAACTGCTTTTCTACAAATAACACTATCGCTAACTGTAATCATACTCTCACCCCTTATTAAATCGATTATTTTATTTGTATTCTTCAAAATGTTCCATTAATAAATCATGTGGTAATGCTTATACCATAAATACTCAGTAATACACGATTTGATTTCAATTCCCACAACCACACAAGCCACTCCAAATCCCAACAACACCATGTTGAAGCCACAAAGATACTCTTGTGGGTTCATCACCATTTTTGGGATTAAGTTTGATAACACCAACCAAAAAACAAAGAGAATGAAAATATATACGACAATATTACACACCATTTTTTTACCACTCATTTTATCATCCTTTTCAATTCATAAATTTTTAATTTTAATAAATAAAACTTCGTCTAGTCACAACACCCCCAGGAATTGACCTAACCAAATCAGTTACACTTTTAAACTCTGTTTTTGTCACCATTGATGTTTCTAAATTTACGAGGATTAAATATTCATCTTCTCTACTCTTAGCAACCATAAGAGGGTAATGGTATGAATCAATAACAACCAAACAGTAACCTCTATCGTTTATTTTCACTCTCTCACCTCATAGATTATTTATTCAATCTCTTTAATCGTTCGATATACATTTTGTAAAATTTCTAAATCTGTATCATCTTCATTATTTCCTAAATACTCACCATCTTTGTAATAATGAACAACTGTTGGATATTCTTCAATGCCTAGCTCTTTAAATAGACAATCTCTACAATACATCAAGCCATGATGAATATATCTAGCTTCGTCACACTCACATTCAAAACATCTTCCTACATACTGACTACATACATCACCGTACTTTCGACCTATAATACAAGATTCATCCGTTAGGCTTCTGTAATAACAATTCTCACACGACTTCATACTCTCACCTCATAAATCAAATTCTGATTTTGTTTACTTTAAATCAATAGATAATACATTCTCTCCTAATTCATGATTAAACGAGTCGTACATCAGTTCAATCTCACACTCTCCATGTTTTTCGAACATCTCATCTTCTACTGCCCCATCATCACATCGATAATACCCATTATTTTCAACCTCATTTTTATACACTTCTAAATAGAGATAATCCTCATCTTTGTCGAAAAACACTAATTCAATAAATTCAAAACCTAAATGCCCTTTTAGATTTTTTAATTTCATTTCTAATTCCCTCCTAAAATAAAGCTAATTGTTCGCCTTCGAGAGAACCAATTAAATATCAATCGTTTCCATTTCATCAATGGGAATCATTTCAAATCCTTTGTATCCATAGTTATCCATGATATATTCTGAAATTAATTCTTCATCATCTGGGTTATTAGGTCTATTAATATCATGTTTCACTCTTATTTTAATTTCATCTTCATCCCAATCATGAAACACAATGAGATATGTATTGTATTTTGTATTCGCTTCTTCATGAAGAATATTCACTAATTCATCGACATTCACCATTTCTTATCCCTCCAATTCTGTTAACTTCACATGGACATACGGTTCTTCTCCGTAATACTTCCTAACTTTCAACTCTACGATCTGCTTATCATCGCCATATGCTAATCCATTCAAGGCATCTAGCACACTCTTAGCGATATTGTCGTTATCAGGCTTCACTGTAGGGCGTATTTTACCGCTTAATTTCGCTTCTTTCTTCTTTTTGGTATCTGACTTAGGGATAGGCATAAAAACCTCAATTTCGGCACTTATCGCATTCTCAAGAGGTTTCTCCCACCCTTCCTGTTTGGCATAATCCGAATAACACCATTTAACATAACTCTCATAGTTGATTGTAGGCTGTGGTGTATAAACTCGACCATTCTTTAAATTTAATCGTGGCCTCTGCTTTGCTTGAACCTTGCCTGGTATTTTAAACTCTCTCACAATCGATTATCTCTCCCTCTTAGCTTTAAAAAGTAAATACTCTATTCCCTCAGTTTGTTCACTAGTCAGATTGAGGTCTGTTTCATTCAAAACTCGAGTTATTCCTGCAACTAATCCTTCCCCAAAACCATCATCGTGCCCTTCTCGATAATCTTCCTCATTAAACCCTTCTTGCCCGTCATCATACCCCCTATCATACCCATCTTCGTATCCTTCATCATAACTTTCATCACACCTCTGCTCAACTTCATCTGTGGTAATACGCTCAACTTCATCCTTCACGATATCGCATAACAGATTAGCCTTGGCGTGATCATCAACTTCTTGGTTTAATACTTCTTTTATTCTATCGATTAAAAAGTAATCTAAAGTGAGTGGATTTAAGTCCATTTGTTTCTTTTTTCTACTCATGGTCACTCACCTTCATATAATGAAACCTCTTATCAGGAATGTCATTATCTAAATTTCTTGATAAATTCGTAGCTGTATCAATCCCTTTTAATACATATCGTCCACTTGGCTCAATACCTTCTATTTCAAACGTTCGATACCCCTCTATATCATCAATGTAATGCATGACTTTATCACCTATTTTCAATTCAATCATATCCCCAACTCCTTAATGGCTGCTTCATTTAACTTAATCGCAGTAATCTTATATTTATCTTCAAACGTCTTATGTCCTATGTTGTGGCACTCATTGTGGTGCACTCGACATAACGCAATAAACCTCGAATCAATGTGATTATGTTTTGCTCTATCCATTCCCATACCAACTAAATTTTCATGGTGATGTATATCTGCATGGGAGCCACACACTGCACATTTACGGTGTATTAAGCAAAGATATAAGAAGTTATTCACCTCTCTAGCCAACACAACCACTTTCTTATTTATTGGAATATCCCAGGTAAACATAAACTCTAAAACGTACTCTATGAATTCTGTTGCAATCTCCATTTCAACATTTGACAAACTGAAATAGTCACGATTTTTATCAATCATAAAGTCAATCTTTAACAACTCTTTCAACTCTTCTACTTCATATCCTGTATATAGGCTTATATCTTTAAATAAAGCGTATATAAGTTTTCTTTGTTTAGCAGAAATTGTACGTCCATCATCTATCTTGACAATCCCATTCATCCATTTTTGGATGATTTTTTTATTAGGAAACCATCCAGGAACATGGACTTTAAACCATGCTCCCTTTTCGGTTTCGTGATAATCAAAAAACACTGCTTTTTGAAACATTTTTATAATAAATGACTCGCATCTTGAAGTTCTACGTTGCTATAGTCGATGACTTCTGCTGGTTTGGGATTTGGTCGATTAGCATAACTCACTTTATCAGCAGGCTCTACTTTTTGTTCATATACAACATTTTTAGACGATTTAGATTGTTGTTCTTGTGGTTCCATAACTTCTGACTCATCATACATTCCTTGGTGCGTTTCAGGGAACGCTTTTCGTAAAGCGGTAGACTCGGCTACTTTATGAATCATTACTGCTGGTCTATTGGTCCAATTAGTATTAGGTGTTCCATCTTTTTTCTTTTGAACAAATTCTTCAAAGTTAACAACTACCTCTGTTGGTCTTGGAATATCCTTACGCCATACAGTTGCCCACGCTCCTACTAATTCCTCACGAGATTTAATGTAAAGTGTTCCTTTACGCTGATCTAATTGACCAGTTTCTTTATTCATAACTACAACACCCGATTCCATCCCATCGTAGTTAGGGTTAGCAAATGCTCTTTTAAAAGCTACATCTTTTGAAACTACCATTGACGCTGGTTGATCTCCAAATTTGATTAAATATGCATCTTTGATAAATGGATTTAATTTTTGATGCTGACATAATTTTAAGAACATTAATAATTCTTGAGGAGTGACATTAGCTTTTGGGTCTACCAAGAAGTCTCGAATTTGCGCCATTGATAATTCAATAGTGCCAGAGTCAGTCTCGATTTTATGAACTTGGTAATACCCCTCTTGTACTGCAATTTGATGTTGATTATGTAATTCAGCTAAATGGTTTTGTTGTTGTGTATTTGTCATTTTAATTTCCCCCTATTATTTAATAATTTCGTAACGCATTCCGATACTTGCCATGATATTTTTGAAAGCCTTGAATTGCTCCTGTGTTCCGAATAACTTGATTGTTGCTGACATAGTCGGATCGTCAACTTTAGGTGTATAGATTGGTTCAATAGGTTTCTCATGAACAATCGATTCCGCTTCTGGCTGATTTAATATTTCACGAGCTTCCTTTTCTTGCTCTTCAAGTTCTTCCGATAATCGCTTTCTCCCTACTTCATGAATCTTCTCAAGTAAATTAGCGACGTCTTGCCCTTCATCTAATCTCTCTAACCAAACTTCATAATCTAATGGTTGTTTAAGTTTTCCACTATAAATCTGACAAGTTGATTTGATTACTTCTTTGTTTTTTACAATACTCATTTGAGCGATTTTTAGCGTTTCTGCGAGGTTTTTTATGTCGGTAATGATTTTATTCATTGAAGTTGTTTTATTAAGCCACGAAGCCTGTACTTGAATTTGAGCACTATGTTTTTCGTCCAACCCATACTCCAGAACGATTTTTTCAATTTCTTCACGAATTAAAACTTCTTTTTCTGCCTTACGTTGTTCCTCAATTTCTTTTAACTGTGTGTCAATCGGTTTTTTTACTTCCTGGATCAATGCCACTAATTCTTTACAATCTTTTTCAAATTGAGTAATAGGTTCCGATAACTGCTTTTTAGTCTCCTTGCGGAACGTTTCGATTGAAGTTTCTAATTTCCCTAACTCTGTTTTAGCTTTTTTGCAGTCTTTCTCCGTTTCTGCAGTAACTACTAAATTTTTATATCTTTCTAATTGTTGTTCTAAAAATACTCGTAAATCTTCTTTATTAAATTCCACTACTGGAATTGATTGTTGTAATACTTGTAATTCCACTATTCTTCCTCCAACAAATAACTTAATTTAAACAAACTCTTAAATCGTTTGATCGCTTGAGCACACGGAAAGGTAAATACTAACTCATTAATGTATTTCCCTTCGATAATTTCTACCGATTCCGCACAAAGCTTTACAATCTCCCCGTGTTCTAACTCTATCTCTGTTACAATAAACTGCGCTTTATCTTTCTTTCGAGTTAACAACAGTCGATGCCTCATTCTTCCCACTCCAATCATGTGTAAAGTATTCAATTAATTCATCACGGAATAGTTCGATAGCTTTTTTTGCAATTTCTTCTGATATAAAATGAACTTGACCAAAATTTCGAATATAATTATTTAAACCAACGCAAAGTTCTTCTACTCTATGGTCAAATCTTATCATCCATTTATCCTGATTTGGATCATTCAAATCAATCTCATTCCCACCGTTTTCATCACTAAAACGTTGTAGCTTTCGGAATAACGTTTGTTTGAAGTTGATTTCCTCTGCTTTTTCTTTAGTTGAGAAGTAGTTTGCTATATTGTAAAGGAGAACATCAGAACCATCGTTATCTTCTCTATATTCCCAAACCGAACACTCGTCGATTGTCCTATATCTTTCTCCATCCTCCACTCGTTCCCAACCTGTTAATGGTTTAGGTTCGATGTATTCTTCGTATTCTGACGTGAAATCAAAACTATTATCAATATTAAAAAGCTTTCCATTTAAACTTCTCACTAACACTAGATTGTTTTCGATTTTATAGACGTATTCTCCGTCACTAACTTGACTCCCTTGTTTCATTAACTCAATAGCTTCTAATCCGTTCATGACACCCTACCCCCTATTTTTCATCACTGTTACTTTAATTTTGTCAGCGCCTAATATTTGAAACATAGTAACAGCACCTAGACGTAAAGAAATCAATTCTCCTAAATTGACATGTTCAATTTGAGTGATAAAACTAAATTCTGTGATTTTACCTTGATGGTCTAATGTTTTAATTGCTCTATTAATTGATTGGATTAATTCTGCTGACATTACTCTTCCTCCTTGTAACGAATATCATCTGTGCTTTTCCACTCTCCGATTGTCGGATCAAAAATCATGTGGTGTATATGACCACAACCTCTACACTTTATTTTGTCAACCTTATCATCCTGTACAAACTTGAACTTTGCCCCACACTCGCAATAATATGAACCTGGTAATAAATCACCTAAATGATTCCAGTTTTCGCATTTGTTACAGTAGATTGGTTGTTCAGGATCAGTGAACATAACAATTCGGTCGTTACACTCATCACAACAAAACACCACTAGCTTCTTATTGCTTTTTATCTCACGTTTCTTTTCGATATTAGACATTACATTTTCAACAACTTTCTCAGGCTCAATAATAACTGGAACTTCAACAACTTCTTTACACGAACACTTACCTTCTCCTATCGTAATTTGAATGGCTTTTAAAATCCCTTGTTGAACCCCAACAGTATAACCTTGTTGAAATTGATTAAGTTTTTTATTCTCTAACGTCTCTTGATACTCATTTAATAAATCCCATAATTTTTTCATTTCACTTCCTCCTAAAACTTTCTTAATTTAATTTCTTTGATGCAGCTATAACAAATACGAACATCTTTAAATGTAATAACATCACTCATCTTTCCACACATTGCACAACACACATTACTTCGAGTGATTCTGATTAAATCAGTTTCTAACTCACAATGAACTAAACTTTCGTCCGATATTGATAACGTCCTTTTAAACTCAATTGGAATAGCTATACGACCACTCGAATCTACTTTCCGTGAAATAAAATCAGTTACTTCTTCTTTGGAGATATAAATCACATTTCCTGATAGACCGATATAAAGGTTATCCAATGGTTTAATTCCTAACTTACTCCTCATCTCTGACGGTAACGATAATCTCCCTTGACAATCAAACTGACGCTCCACACTGCATCCTCCTAAAATATCTAATTTTTATATTTAACTTGAATAATATTCGCCAATTCTGCCATACTACAACAGTGAGGTTTTGTCTCACTTCATCGGGCGCAGCAATGCATCATAGGGCGGAGTTGTGGTGTAACTTACTTCACCACAACTTTTTTATATTTCATGAATAATTGATTTAATTTTGTCTATACTGTATAATGTCGTTGAGATTTTACTGGATACCTAATCTCCTTTGAGCATGAGTGCTGCCAACACTTGTGCTCTTTTTTCGTTATACAGCATCCTTATCACCACCTTCCATATTGCTATCCTAGTGGAGAAATTCCAACTTCAGCTAATAATGCATTAGCTCTTTTGATTCTTTCCTCTACATCTTCATTAGGTATAGTTTGATCAACCGCAGTTTGATGTTCTGCTTCCTTTTTGTTTTTTAACCAATCCGGAACCATTTCTTGTCTGATAGAAGTAGTTCCTTTTCTATTTCTCTGACTCTTTTTAGCTTGATGTTCTAAATCTAAAGCTTTTACCTGATCTAAAGTTTTAACATTATTGTGGTACCACTCTCTCATAATAGCCTCTGCATAATTAAAACTTCGGCTTCCATTCATTGAAGTTCTAGTTAACGCCTCTTTAACTAAATCCTCGCTTAAGTCTTTAATCCAATCGGCTATTTTCTCTCCAATAATAGGGTTTAACAATCCAAAATTTTGTTGATAAAATTGATAGACATTTTGTTCTGCTATTTCATTTTTTCGCGCGCGCGTATTATCAACATCATAATTATTAAATGTATTATTAAAAGATATATTATTATCCTCGTTATTTTTACCTATAGGGGTATAGTTATTTTCACCGGGGGGTATAGGTGTTTTTACCGAGGGGGTATAGTTATTTTCACCTAGGGGGTGTTTGTAACCGATAGTTGTATTTAATATTCGTTTATCAACTTCTTTTGAATGTTCTTTGTACTTTATGTTTGATATCAAATAACCCTTTTTACATAATCCACTAATTAACTTTGATACTCTGTCTTTGCTGATTCCTAAAAATTTAGCGAAATACTCATTGCTGGCATAACAACCTTCCTCATTATCTAAACTGTCAATTTCAACCAGTAATATTTTTTCAACATAATTCAAATCCGGAGATAACCAAATCTCTTTAGGAATCCAAATTCCCTTAAATCCTCGTTGCATTAAATCCACCCACAACTCTCATAACGACCAAACTGTTTCAAATCACTCTCTTCAATCCAATTACGAAGTCGTGTATCATATCTTGCTTTTAATTCAGCTTTATCAACGGTGACCAATAAGGTTTCATCTTCTCCGACTTCCAACGATTCAATGTACGGAAAATCAACTAATGTATCTAATTCATCTTCTGATGGTTCATGAAGTAATCCAACCTCTGAAAAGCTAAATTTAAAGGTACAACTTTTCCCCTCTTCCCAATTTTCAATTTTTTCATTAATCAAATCTTTCAGTTTTGCATCTACTGCAAGTAAATAAGTCATATAGCACCTCCTAATAATTCTTTAAGACAACCTCATAAGGTGCCATTTCTCTTCCACCAAAGTTTTGGTGGTAAATATTCTTGTAATACCACTCCACCGCAAAGCGTTGTAAATCTCCAATTGAGTGAATATTCAACCTCACAATTTCTTTTAAAGATCCATGTGGGCGAATTTGAACCGTATTCGACTCTTTTACAAACAAGATTCCAAATATAACAACTTTATCCATTGATGTATGAATATCCATAACTCCCATTGTTTAACCCCTCCAAATTTTATTGTTTTTCTTTGTTTAAGGCGTTTGAAATTAAAATCCGATAAATAACACCAGTGTAAACTCAAACACCCTTAAATCGACCAAAATCAACTTTAAAATTAATTTAGATTTTTCACTAATTATCTAATGATTAGAAAAAATTTTGATATCCCATTAACTGCATTAAATAAACAATTGTTCCAATAAAGACTGCTGCTGTTAAAAACATCAAAACAACTATTAACCAATCTTTTAAATCCATTACACTTCCTCCTTAAAATACGATTTTCGACACTAGCAAATAGACACTATACGCCTTGAAGAAATCATAATTCTTTGTTTCATATGCACAAATCAATAAGATCAAATAAAGAATTCTATTGATTAAACTGAAAGTTGACATTTTACTCCTCCTCACTCAACTTAATTTCAAATTGGAAATTCTCTAACTTTTGAATTGTTTTATTAAGTTGTTTTGCTTCTTCCTTCGCCTGTTCTATTAGACTTTTGAAATCTTGCATATTTGTTACGTTCAAATACAACTTTCCATTATGTAAATAACCTTCCATTCTAATTCCTCCATTCAATTCCGATTGATTTTAAAAACTTTTCCCACCATGATGTGGTGTATTTACGATATTGTTGGTCGAATAGGTACTTCGGATTTTCCATCTATCATTTCCCTCACCATCTCTTTATGATTTAACTCAAAATATTTTGTAATAAAAGTTAAGACATTCTCGCATTCCTCTGATGTTAAGATCAAGGAATCATAAATCATTCTCGGAACTGGATTCCCATTTGGAGCTGGAATATATACAGTTAATTGAGATGTTTTATAAATAAACTCAAATTCAAATAGTTCGTTTAATCGAACTCGCAATTTACCGCCATATGAGACCAGCTTTACTGTTGGTGGAATTTGCATTAGTGGTTTTAACATTTCTCTTCCTCCTTACTTAAGTTTTTTATTAATAATCAAACTTCCAACTGCTAAAGGGATATAAACCATTAAAAATATTAGTATGAACTTTATAACATCTTGCACTCATTCTCCTCCTCTATTAGTTCCTCCATCGGAACATTTAAATATTTTGCGATTCGATATAGTGTTTTTGATGCTATATCGTGTTTGCCTTTTACAAAGTAATGAATTGTTTGTTCTGAAACTCCAACAGTTTTAGACAATTCACGAACACTTACCCCTTTTTGTATTAAAATTCTTTTAATTTTCGTCATTGTTCGACACCTCTTTGCAGTAAATTTTGGTAAAATATCAACATCTTAAATAAGGAGGTGATTTGATGATTTCGAATGAACAAAGAGCGCACGACATCGCTATGTTCGGTATGAAATTCCAAACACAATTAGAACTAGCCAGCATTACTGCCGAAACCTCAAATAAAGCCATTGATTTCCTTGAGATTTATTCGAAATACTATGATGCTGCACTTAAATCATTAAATGAACAAACATCTATTGATTAACAGTTTCGACATTTCTTTTCCGTCTATCATTAAGTTTATGTCACATTTTTTATCCACTTCTTGAATTCTAGTTTGTGGGATATATTGTTTAGTTTCTAACAATTCAACACTTTCTTCTTTGATTAAAACTGCATGATATGGATGAGATTGTTGTTTCAAAAACTCAATAATTGGTGAACACAATTTAACTAACTCCTCTTGATAAATTTCTTGGGGAGTTTTTTTATTTTCACCAGTTTCATACCCTGCTACTTCACGATAATCAGCTTCACTCCCACATCGACTACAATATTTTGGTATAACTCCTTGTGGTAACTCAAAATCCCCGTTATTTCCACACTTCGGACACACACACTCCCATATTGAAATTTTGTTTTTAATATTTTTTTGTTCCTTCATTTCATTTCCTCCTTAAATTCCGTATACTTCGAAGAATAAATCTCGTGGGATTAGCATGCTATATCAACCAACTTCGTATTATCTAAGTCAATTCGCTTACCACGTAATAACTCACACGCTTTAATCAATTCATCTTTAGCGATTAAAACATTTCTCCCACTCCAGCAAGGTTGAATAACCTTCAATTCAATCAATTTATCAATAGTTCCAGTACCAACACTCATTAAAGCGGCCGCCTCATTTCGTGTGACAATTAATTTATCCTTAATAGGAATTTCAATTTTTGCCATTAGTTTTCCTCCTTAGGCTCAATTTCTGTCATTTTATTTTTAAGCAGCACCTTGAAATCTTCACTTATCTGATTGTGAATGTTACACATCTCATCAATGATATTGCCTAACAACTCACCAACATATAACATTCTCTTAAATCGCCATCTTAGGAATAACGGACACACATACCTTCCTTGCCCATGATTCAAAATTCCTTTTATCTCTTTGCAAGATTCAGCTAATTCTCCCTGCATTCTACTTAATGACTCGGTATACTTTGTTATGTAACGTATATTATCGCCAATCATAATAATACTTGTAGCATTATAACTACCTGTGATTTCCTTTTCTTTTTCCATCAACTCATAACATTCGTTATTCACATTACAAACATCAGATAGTCTTTCTAATGCCCTCTTTTGTATCATCTTTAACCGTTTAGACGTAGGTAACAATTGTGCAAATTCACGTTTCACATTTTTACTCATTCGCTTCATTAAATCCCCTCCTTTTACGATGCTTGTTTTAGGAATGTATCTCTTAAAAATTCAATCCCTTTAGGTGTGATTACCATTGTGGAATGTCCACCTTTAATAACGTGTTTGAAATACCCTTTATCAACTGCTTTTTGAGTCGCTTCTGTTTTCTTTTTGTAAACCAAACCTTTATCACGCAACCACTGGAATACTTCCGCACGTTTAAGCCCTAACATCTTACAAGCGTTTGTGGTGCTATATGTTCCATCAGCGTCGATAAATTGGTCATACGATTCTGCTTTAGGTGTCATAACTTGAACTTGCTGACTTAATTCTTTTGTTTCAATTTCAACTAGTCGCTTACTAGCAGACACGCCCAGTTGTCCGCCCTCGTAAATAGCAAGTAATAAACTAGCCTTTTCATTGCGTTCTTGAATTGCTTGTTCCATTTGTTCAAAGCGTTCCATGTACTTATGTGTGAACAAGACACCTTTGTTTCCTGTAGATTTGTGTGCTAACATTTCACAACCTTTTTTAGTAACTTGATATTCTTTGCGTGTTTCACCTTTTCCGTCAACATAGGTCGATTCGAACCAGTATTCAACCAAGCCAATTTTGGCTTCGTTAAGAACTTCATTAATTTGCTCGATTTTACGAATCATTTTAGAATGTTCTTTAATTTCCATCATTTCTGCAACCTCACGGCTACTGATTGTTTGTTGTTCATACCCTCGTGAGTAGAACGGTGTGATATTGATATTACTCATTGAATTTCCTCCTTATGTTCACTTGTGAATAAAAATACTAAATCATACTCCGGAAAAAATGTTTTTTGAATTAAAACAGCTTCCGAAAATTTAAATTCGAATTTCCCTTGGATTTTATCTGATATAGTCTGATAACGAACTCTTAATAAATCAGCTATATCTACCAAAGTGACACCCTTATCTTTTCTAGCAATTTCTAGATTTCTTAACATAAAACTTATCACCTCTTCCACCATAAGCGAAACTTCGCACATGTGAGTAAAAAAATATTACATTTTAGCGAAATTCATCATTTTCAGAAACACCAATGTGGTGTATGAGTCGATTATAGACGAAATTCCACACATAGTCAACACGAAATTTCGATTTTTTTTATTTTTTTACACTTGATGTACGAATTTTCGTATGTTAATATACTAAGAGGAGGTGATAAAAATGAACAAAGAACAATATTTAAAAGATTTAATGGAAGCTAAATCTGGGAGTATCAGAGCATTTTCTATTGATATAGGAATCCCCTACTCCACCATTCGTTCCATTTTGACTAGAGGTGTAATGAATTCCACTGTAGATAATATATTCAAAATATGCGAAGGGCTAGGAATTAATCCTGAAGAATTAGCAAAAATAAACGATAATTTGGTGAATGACATTCACAAAACAGTTGTTCAACTCTCTGAAAGCAGACAACAAGAAGTATATAAATTTGCAAATGATCAATTGAATGAACAAAATAAATCTAAGGTCACTGAATTTCCGAAAAGAACAAAGGAAGAAACAGAAGAAGATTATAATGATCCAACTATGGTAATTGCTGCTCACATGGATGATGATTTTACAGAAGAAGAGATGGAAGAGGTATTGCGTTTCATTGAATTCGCAAAAAGTAAGAGAAAAAAATAGAGGTAGTATTAAATGAATAAGCTAGAAAAATTAATGAATCAATATCCTGAATTAGATTATGTCTTTAGTAAGGATATGCCTGATATCTTAAAGGGACTATGCTTAGGGGAAACGATTTATATAAATGCTAATACAAATAAAAGTAATGCTGAAAAGGTCGTAACACTGAGCGAGGAGGTTGCTCATTACCAAACGGGTTCAGGTGATATTATTAGACAAAAAACAATTTCAGATTGGAAACAAGAAAATATAGCTAGACGAGTCGGAAATCAACGGCTAGTTACTTTAGATAATCTGATTTATTGTTGGAAAAAGGGATTCGAAACATCAAATGAGATTGCCGATGAATTGGAAGTTACGATTGGGTGTGTAGAAGATGCCATTGAAAGTTATCGTTCTACACATGGTATACAGTTTGAATATAAAAATTATCAAATAAAATTTAATACTGATACCCATATTCAAATATATAAATTGGCAGAATAAAAAAACAGGATAAGGTTTATGCCCTATCCTGTTTTACAAATTACGAAATCGAGGTGATAAAATGAAAGGTTCAGTCCGTAAACGCGGCGATAAGTGGAGTTATTACTTTACCATCGGAGTTGTAGATGGCAAGCGTAAGATAAAAGAAAAAGGCGGATTCCGCACCAAAAAAGAAGCACAGACCGCCTTACGAGAAGCACTAGCAGATTTTGAAACACAAGGTTTTGTTCAACAAAAGAGTGATTATACATTATATGAATTTATAGAGTATTGGTATGAAACGGTAGCAAAAACTTATTTGAAACCGACATCGCTAGATCTTTATTCTTCTGTTATGAAAAATCACGTAAAAGATGAAATAGGAGGAATTAAGTTAAATAAAATAACTCCTGTAATTTTACAAAACTTCCTATCAAAAAAACAACAAAGTGGACTTTCTAACAGTGTTATTCATAACATAAAAAAAGTGTTAAATAATTCTTTTAAATTAGCAGTTAAGCAAGGTTATGTAAAGGCAAACCCTCTCTTATCAGTAGAAATTCGTAACAAAGCTAAAACAAAAGAGAAAAGAATTTTATCTAAAGATGAAATCCAACTAATACTAGATGAAGTTAAAAATACAAAATATTATATTCCTTACATAATCGCACTTCACACTGGTATGAGGTTAGGTGAGATTTTAGCTTTAAGTTGGGATGATGTTGATTTTAATGAAAATAGAATTTACATCAATAAAACGCTAATTGTTCATAACAAAAATCAATTAAGCATATCAACTCCTAAAACTCAATCTAGTAATCGTAATATACTAATTACCCAGCAATTAAAAGATGAGTTGCTCCAATGGAAAGAGAAGCAACCTATGATTATACGGAGCATAGGTTATTCCACAACAAAAGAAAAATTTATCTGCACTGACGAAAAAGGGAAATTATTAAACCCTAAACATTTTTCAGCACGCAATTCAGTGTTTTCTAAGCGTACAGGTGTTAATTTTAAATTTCATGATTTCAGACATACGCACGCTACGATGTTATTAGAATCCGGAGTAAATGCAAAAATCGTACAAGAAAGGTTAGGACATAGCAATATCTCAATCACATTGGGAACATATAGCCATGTAACGAAATTTGGAGAAGAAGATGCCATCTTAAAATTTCAACAACATATTAAGTAGTTGCCATCATAACGTGTTTAGGATGGCAAAATGATGGCAAAATGCAAAAAATAAGCTATTAATAAACGTAAAAAAAATAAATCAAAATACTTTTTTTCATTGGTATTAAGAGGTTTAATACGTATAAATTAAAATCGAAAAATATTTTTTTATACGTTAAATTGTAAACCATGATGATATACAATTAAAATAAAAAGTTTTATACTCTATGGCTTTCTAAATCTCTCGAAACCATTGAAAACAAGGGATTTATAGGTTGTGGTTATAATAAAATTCAACACTCTAATGTAGTTTATCTTTCTCTATTTATTTTCCCCAATGATGGCAAACGGATGGCAATTAGCAACATTTCTCCACTTGCCATAAGGCAGTTCTCTATGATAGACTACATATTGATAAAGAGGGATTAAAATAACATAATAGACATTTCTTGCATTTACCTCTCTTTATCGCATTACGGTACTGAATTTATTAGAGTTTTTGATATAATAAACCTGTCTTCACCGAAGACGTTTGTTATTTGTGGATACTTATAAAAAAAAGACCTTATCTATATAAGGTCTTTTTGCTTTTACGTGATATTTAATAACCAAATCGCTTGCAAATATTGTCGCTATTTGTTATATTTTATTCGTGCATTCTTCCCATATATAATGCACATTAATCCTACTTTTTATAACTAGCCCCCTAGTCGTTAGTTATGTCTAAACATATTCTCTTTTAACCGAGGTCTTTACGACCTCTTTTTATTGTAAAAAACTTCTAAAATAAAAAAGGTAGCAGTGAACTTAATCATCTGCTACCTTTTTTGTTATTTATAGATTATTTGTGTCTGAATGTTTTAGTACTATTTACTTTTTTCAATACTAATTTCACGATAAAGTATATTTAACAATATTTTTATAATTTCTTTAAAATGTTTGTAAAATATAAAACTGAGTAAAATAATGAAGTAAACCAAAAATAATCTAATGTAAACAATACTAAAATCGAAACCACAATATATTACACTTAAAAATATAATAATACTACTTGAACAAAATAAAGATATCTTTATTTTGTTGATAAAATGAACTGATTGATTGAAACTTCTTAATGCCTTTAAAAAAGGATTTCCTCCTAGAGCAACCAAGACTGAACAAACTGTAACAACTAACCCAAATAAGGCTACATATATCGTCAATAAAACTGTTAATAAATCTCGGAAACAAATAGACACCGTGTCAAACATAATATAATTTAGAGCAGCTTTTTGGACATTAAAATAATACAATAAGAATATTACTATGCCTAAGCTAATATGAATTAAAATTAACTCTTTTTTATTTATTATGTTTTTCAACTTCATGTCTATTCACCTCCTATATAATAAACTATACTACTATTATATCACTTATTTTCTTGCAATATTCCAATTCGTTTGTTAATGCTTCCTCAAATTTCTCTTGCATTGTGCTAATAATTTTATCAAAGGTTTTTGGATCTTCTTTAGATACAAAAATTATCCCTGTTGAACAAACTTTATCACTAATTAAATCTATTGTACGTACACAATCTCCTTGTATAATCTTTAATTTTAACGTTGTATTCCCTTTAAATCCTTTTAAAGTTTTTACAATATTATTTATACCAACTTTATCTAAAAACGTACTTCTGCTGCGTCCCACATTAAACTCTATTTTACCACCCAACGCCCCTATGTTGGAAGTTATTTCATTAATTTTCTTTATATTATCATCCTCTTCAGTGGCTAATTTTTTTAATTCTGACAATTTTGTAAATCCTAAAACTAAACTTTTATATTCTACTTTGTCATCGCTCAAAATTTCATCATATCCATCAGCGTATGTTAAAATTGACATTGATATTCTCTTTTTACATAATTTCTCAATAAAAACGCTAACCCCATTTGCGCCAATACTATTTCTATTGTTTTGAACAGCTAATAGTTTAGTTGTGCAATCATAAATCACAACACATTCATAACCAATAAACTCATCATCTTCTAATGGTTCAGCTGATTTAGTTTCTTCACTTAACCGACTTTTAAAGACTGAATCGCTTTTATTTTTTAAAAAACATAATATCCATTTTCCATCTTCATTTTGGATATCTTTTAACTGAATATTTTCTCCATCATCAATTTTTACAACACGATTGTCACGATTCATTAATTTTAACTTTTCAAATATAGGCTCTAAAGAAACTATGATTTCTTTTTTACTATCATTTTCTTTCTCGAGAGGCCAATAATAATTTATTTTGATCTCCTTCGATGGCATAACACCAATCCTCCTAACATGACCAATATTTTTACTCCATAATCTTACAATATTTGTTATATATTGTCAATTTTAGAACAAATATGAAATTTCATTGTGTTATACCTTTAAAAAGCCACTAAGTCAATCGACCTAGTGGCTTTTTTTGTGAGGTTTTTATTTGACGTTAATCCAAACTCCTGTATAGAATTTATCCAACTTCGCTTTAATTTTATCCGCATTCGCTCGGTCTTGGTATGATCCACAAATCACTCGATAGTATGTTTGATTATCTTTAGTTGTTACATCAATCCATACACCTGTGTAGCCTTGTGATTCTAACTTCGCTTTAACTTCATTTGCTTTATTTTTCCCTAGATATGAACCCACTACTACCTGGTACCATGTTTCACCGTTTGACTTAACAACACTTTCTACTGAGGTAGATTCGTCTACTACTTTTTCATTTTTTAACTGTTCACGACACCAACGGACACGGTCTACAAAGCTTTCCCAACGTTTTTCTTCTAAGATACGGTGAGGGCAATATTTCCCTGAAAAGTCCTGATGTTTCTTTAATTCATTCATTGGGAAGTTATAATCATTCATCACATGAGCGATATACCATACCGCATTCTCTTCTGCTTGTTTGTATTTATCTCCACCACTTAATGAGTAACAAATTTCAAATTGTAAGTAGTTACGGTTTCCATCGCCATTTTCTCCATCTCCTGATGCATAACAGCTACGTTCAAATGGCAATCCTTCCACTACCTCTTTATCATCAATGGCGGCATGAAATGAAACCTTATCTTCTCTTCGCTGCATATATGCCACTTCATTTTTAGCTGGTGCATCATTGTAAGTATTATGGACCACAATTCCTTTAGGATCTCGGTAATGCGGACATTTAATAGAATATTTACGTTCGTCTAATTTTACTTTTTTTACGGTTGGCATTTTGTTCATTTTATTTTTCCTCCACTTTAATTAAATTTTTAAACATCTGATGTAATCCTGTTGAAGCTAACCCACTAAAAAGCCCACCTAAGATAATAGATGGGTTAATGGCATGATTTAACCAAATGTTAATTAAAAGACCTACAATAGATAAAATCATAGGAATAAGGCTATTATCTATCTTAGGAATACTTGTTTTGATTACATATCCTACACATAAACAAATTCCAACGATCACTGGAATAAAATACTCATTTAAAAATGTGATATCCATTACTCACTCTCTCCTTTTAATTCTGATTTTTCTTTTTTGACTTCTAGTACACTCTCTTTTACTAACTTAATCTCTGATACTAATTCGTCCTTATAAAAGACTAAACCTGCGATTAAGAATCCGTATGCTGGATTATCGACCATGAAATGACCTAATGCTACCCCCGTTACAAGCAACATTAAGGCGACATATTGCTTTTTAATCGGCGGTTCCCATTTATTCAGGAATAACCCTGTTACAATTAGGATCCCTGTTAACACAACATAATTGGATAATTCTAAATTCATTTTTCTTCTCCTTATAATAAAAGGTCACTCATTGAGTGACCTAATAAATTTTGATCTTTAATGTGTTAATTTTTGACTTTTGATTTACTACCTAATTATTTCTAGTTAACTTGCTGCTTCGAGTATATGACCGTAAATATCGTATCTGAATCTTGTCTATCAATGACATCTAGAGTCACAACATTGTTTGAGACACTATAATTAAATGGTATCCCTTTGTTATTAGTTACCAACAATTCTTCTTCCGCAACTGCGTCAACACGATTATATCTTAACGATAGGTTCACTGTTGTGTTGTAACTTAGACAAGTGGCTTTAAATAATCCAAAATCAACACGTTTTCCTGTACCGTATTCTCGTAAATCATAAACTTCTAATTTGTCGTAAGTTGCATATGTATCTAAGATATATGTTTTTAAATGAGCATTTTTCACCGATAATAAAGGAATTGGAGTCGTTGTTTTTATTGAACCATTTATTTTCACGTTATAGAATCGTAACGGAATGGGAACACTCGTTTGAATGAATACACTATGCTTCTCATCTAGTGTAATATTTTCAAACAAAATGTTACCGCCATCCATGTGAGTCACGCCAAAAATAGGCGATGTTCGAGATGGGGTGCATTTAAACGTTGTATTTTTATAAATATAATTCATTGTCATTTTACCACTTGCTTTTACACTATCAACAAATGAAAAATAACCGCTCAAACAAATCACTCTGCAATTATTAAAAGTCGTCACAGGATTAGTATCTAATGACATGGTTTGATTCCACACGGTTCCATTAAGATCAATAATACAGTTATTAAATAGAGCAATCATGCCATAATAGACATTCCCACCTATTAAATGACTATTATGAATTTCTATGTTAAATGCACCAGGTTTTGTAATAGGCGTAGAAACATTCCAGCCTGTAAAATCATTCACGATGTAGTGCAAACGTCTACCATTAAAATATAAATTATCAATAAATAATTTTTCTAATGCTGTATTAACACCAAAAATACTAACATCTTCACCTGTAATAGAACCATTCTTCAAAGTAACATTTAATGTATCAAAAGCTTGGATGAATTGTCGGTCAGAGGCGCTAGGTGTAGAATCCATTTTAAACTCAAACCCATCAATTGTAATTTGGTCGTGTTGAATATCTCCATTAGTCTTATTTCTTAACTTGATAACTGCTACTGCTCGTTGACTGTTAGATGAACCGACACCAATGTTCTTACAATACAAATGATTAAATCTTATATCCTTAACGTTAGAACCACCAAAATAAAATCCATGTTCTCCGATATTTTCTATTTTAACATTGTTGAAAATGATATGGTCTACATTTCCGTCAGAATTAAATGCACTTTCAACTGTATTCATGATTTCTAATCCATTAATCATTAAATCAGATGAGTTTGATATATTTAGTAATGATTGAGTTCCAAAGCTGCTGCTCTCCTCAATATTGGTTCTATTTCCATCAAATTTCAATGAATTAATCGTACTCTGTCTTAGATTATTCATTGTCACAGTTCCAATGAGTGGAGTTTTACCAGCTACTGGTTTAATAGTACCACTACAATTAATGACAATACCGACTTTATCTTCTAAGATCACTCTATCTTTAATGAAATATTCACCATCAGGAATCAATAAAATACCACCATTTTTTAAATCATTAAATGCCTGCTTAAATGCATTATCCCATACAATGGTATCATTATATCTTTCGGTTAAGGATTGGTAGTTAGCTACATTGACTGTTAATTGTGACAGTTGTGCATTCATTTTAGCCACTTCATCATCGATTTTAGCATCCATTTTCAAAAAATTATTTTTATACTGTTGAGCTTCAGCAAGTACATTGACTAATGTTCCTAACTCATCTGATGATGTAGTTTTAGTTCGAGATAGAGATTTACTAACCTCAATCGTGAATTGATTCGTTGTAAATAAGGATTCGTTCTCTCCATAAATTTCGAATTGAGCGACCACATCTCCCGCTACGGCATTCAGTTGTTCCGTTAGCTCTAATTCAAATCGTCCTATGGAGGCATCAATTTCTCGTAAATCATTAAATACCTCCGTCTTATCTGGTTTAATGGCACGGATCGTCGCTCTATGCTGTCTTAAATCAACGGATTGTGAGCTTTGTAGAAAATTAATTTCTATAAAGCGACTATTCTTATCGAACTGGACTGAATGGATGGTATCATCCATTTTGTTATTGATGTCAAAATAATAAGCTTTAGGCTTCATTTTCTTCACCTCTCAAATTTTCTAAATCTTTCAACCTAGAATTTAACGACTTAACAACTTCAACAAGTCCTGCGATAATCGAGGATTGATCTATATGCCTCTGTCCCCCGATATCTGTCATAATAAGATCATCATCGTTCGGTAAAATCATCATCGTTAAATCGTCTTCGTTATCGACCTTAATCGTTGTTTTTAAATTTAATATAGAATCAACAATATCTGTTGCATTTTTACCGCAAAAAAACGGATGGTCTTCATCCGTCGATAAAACATAAGCTGCTGGAGGTTCTTCAGTATTTTGATATAGACTACCTTTGATTACCCATCTACCTCTTCGTGCATCATAAAATCCATTTGTTAATCCTTCGTTATCCTGAATACCTAATGAGTTATGACATCGTATAGATATATTATGAAATCCATATTTATCAGAACGGTCATCATTCCCTAAAACTAATCCATTAATACCGACATCTTGCCCTGGACGTTGACTCAGTAACAATCCACCGCAAATATCAACTGTTGCATTCCCATAAGATAAATCACGATCAACATCCACCGATAATATTTTCAAATTATCATTTCCCGCAAAGATCGAGAACGTATTGGCACCAAATAATTGTACTCTTAAATCATCATCAACTGTTCCATAATAACCCATGTACTCGCCGGTACGAGAATTATAGACATTCATGACTCCGCTATTTAGTAAAATTGTCATAATTTCATTATTGAGCACGCCAAGACCTTTATCGTTAAGCTTAACTCCATTCGAATTTTGACCATTATTGATAGCCATATTTACCGCATCAGAACGTACCTCAATTTCTGCCGATAAATCTTTTTTTGCAACTTTAAGATTAATCTCATCAATTAACTGTTCAATCTTACTATACATATCTTCACTTAAGTTCGTGATAATACTTTTGAAACTGTCAACTTTAACGTTAATATTAGCAACTGTCTTTTCAATTGTGACAGTATATGATGGAGAAGCACTACTAATTGTGATATCTGTATACTCACCTTTAACAAAATTATAGTTGTACTCCATCATTCGAGCTTCAGTTCGTTGTCTCAATCCTCTTTTAATCGCAATAACAGAATCTCCAATATCAAGCTTTAAAAGCTCCTTTAATTCATCAGATATCTTTGGATTATTCTGTCCATCGTCAAATGTGATAGTCCAACTTAAGACTGGAAGGTCTATTTTACTCTCGGTAAATAGCTTCATTCCGGCTTCTCGTAATAGATTGATGGCATCTTCTTTCATGACCCCATTCGCTTCATCAACGCCGATTTCCGGGAACTCAACGTGTTTATAATAAACCTCTGAATACATAGCAATATTCGGACTATCTAAGAAATACTCGGGCAACAATAACTCATTAGCTCCCTGTGGTATTATCCGTGTAGCCACTGGCTTATAGTCAAGATCACGAAGAAACCTTTCCATATTCTTGTCATCTCGAATTACAAATCCTGTATCCTCTCCTACGTGATTTTGAATTTGTATTTCAAAATTATTAAAATCAAATTCGACATTACTATATCGATTCAAGATTGTATTTTCCTTATTCCCCATTAAGGCAACTAACGGATTATATCTCACAATTTGAAGGTTTTTTCTTTCTTCTGATGGTTCTAAGTCAACAACTGTACAACGATGAGGTTTTGTATCCTGTGCCTTATCTAAGATGTACTGTGCTGCCTCCAAACGTGTCTTAGCAACACTATTTAGGTGTGGGATAAAACCATTTGATAGTTCCCCCCACACACACTGATAAGCTGTAAATGTAATTCCTGTATCGTCATCACTCAAATCAAAAATTTTGAATAATTGATACTTATTTTTTTTACTTGGTGTTGGAATCTTGACATACATGAGTGGTAGCAACTTATGTATATGACGATCTGTCAAACTGACTTTAAATGTGGCATAGAATTGACCATTTAACTGTCTAAATATATTGTTTTCATTTTCATCTACAAAAACTTTAAACTCTCCGTTATGCTCAAAGTTCGTTTCATTTTCATCATAGCAACTAATATACATTATCTCACCCCTTTATAAAACCCAACGCGGGACGATAGTTACCTTCGTCAATGAATTTGTCGTACTACTAACACTAATTCGGTTTGAACCATTATCTAATACCGGGAACTCACCATACATATCCCTATTTTTCAAAGAGATAGCTTGATTAGAATAACCTTCGTAGCATTCTTGAATTTCACTATCTAATGTCACAACACCATTCACATTTTCAATCGTACAATAAGTGACCTCATTAATCGTAATATCAATATTACCGCTACCTTCAATCGTAATTAATGGAAGCGACGAGTAATTTCCTTCATTAAAAATAATCATATTATCAAAGTTATCTTCAAAAAAAATTGGCATCATCTTAATGGGACAATATTTATCCACCTCAAATATGATGTTAATGATAGTGAAGGTTTTATTTTTGCTATACTCAGTTGCAATAATATTACTAACATTAAAGGTACGGTCGTCAAAGCTAAATTTTAATTGCCCTTCATTAACAGATAACCATCTTCTGATTTTTAGAAGTTTTTTTTTATTTGTTTCAAATCCTAGTACACAGGTGATTTGAGGGTTATTCGTTTCAGATACGCTCGCTAGTGGTAACACTGGTAACGTCTCAAAATAAAGATCATACTCCTCTAGGCTATTCTCATCATTAAATACAAAATAATTCATCCTGATTGCAAACCTCCAAAACTCATCTGTTTATTTCTCTTAGCTAATGTACGGTCAATGAATGTCACGTTTTTCTTAATGATGTAGTTATCGCCTAAATCGATTAAAACTTGCCCTTCAAATTGAGGAGTTAGGTTAATATTTTGATTTGCATAAGTATTTCGTTGACTATCTCTAAATCTAGCCAGTGTTTCAAGTTGGCTCATCATAGAGCGCTGAAGTTGACTATACATTGCATCATTTAAGGCTTTATAAGTTGATTTATTTCCACTTTCAGAAACCCTTCGAGTCATCACTGTATTAATCGTTTTATTTTCAATAACGGTCGTTTTTTTCTTTGGCTCCCACTTATCCCAGGTTCCAAATAATCGTTGCCATTTAGTGATAATATCTCCAGTTGTGGTATCTACATTTGTTATCAATTCTTCATTCATTTCAAAAATTTTATCGACAGATTCATCACGTGTCTTTTGTGCAGCTGCTATGGTTTCATCGCACTGTTTATTTGCACTCTCAACCAATTTCTCATATTGTTCGTCTGAAATTGCACCCGTTTTATCTCTCATGTCAATATAAGCCTTAACTTTCTCATCCCGTTCTGTTTCAGCTGCTTCAATCACTGCATCTCGTTGTTCATTCAATGACTTAATTTTCTCACTTGCCATTTCTGCCGTAATTTCAATATCTTTGTCTTTCATTCGACTTAAAATAACTTCTGCCTCTGCTGCCTGTTCAGATAAGGCAGTCACTGCATCATCTCGCATTTGATTTTGTAAAGCTGTAATCGTATTAACCTCTGTCTCTGTTAAAGCTCTTTTCTCATTAGCTGCCTGTTCATAAATAGCTGTAATCGCCGTTTCGTTGGTCTCAATCATTTTAGCTTTATCCTCATAATAAGTTCGAGTCTTCTCTAAAATATCTACTTGTTCCGCAGCACGAATTCCTGAATGATTTCTAAATGCTTCCGTTAATATTGCCAACTCATCCTCTTTATCTTTCTGTAATTCTTCTTTAATCATAGTCCCCATCTCACTATAAGTTTGAGTAATCGTCGTAGCCATCTCTGATGTAAGGGTGGTAGAATCTACATACAAATTCATTAGTGTTTCCCTTGTAGCCACATCCATATCCAAATAGGCTTGAACTTGTTTCTGTGTTTCTTCGCATATGGTTTGAGTCGTATAAGTCGTGATTTCTCCATATTGTGTCATAGCTGTTCCTGATGCAACTAAAGTATCCGCAAATAAATCAACCGTTGGAATGACTTCTTGTGACATCTGGTGATGAATCGCAACCCCTGTCCCAACAACTGCCGCACCTGCTAATAACCAAGGACCCGCTGCTACCGCCATAGCCCCTAAGCTTGACACCATCGCTCCCATCCCTGTGGCTCCTGCCGCTGTACTAGCAGCCGTTCCAGCTGCTGCGGCTGTGCCGCCAAATTTACTCGCCCATCCAATAGCAGTCGATAATCCTTTTGATAGTGTTCCTACGGTTGAAACAGTTCCACCTATTGCCTTACCACTGACACCCACTGCTATCCCCATTGCTGTCATATTGACAATAGAGTTGAGAGTTTCTTCGTCCATATCCTTAATGACATCCGTCACTTTATTAACAATCCCTATAAATTTATCAATCATAGGGATTGCAGCTTCGCCTAAATCAATAAAACTATTTTTTAATTCATTCAACGATCGTTGAAGTTCATCCGACTTCGTACTTTCGATTTTGTTTAAGGCAGTATTGGTTGCCCCTGCTGCGTTTTCCATTTGAGCGCTTTTAGATATAAAGTTATCATATTGTTCACCCGTTAAAGCTAAAACAGCGGTTAATGCTTCGGTTGAACTAAAGAGTTCCCCCATCTTATCCGATGAACCCCCTGTTTCTTTTTGTAAAATTTCAAGAACTCCCACAAATCCTTTAGCCTCTAACATGGCCTGTGAGTTCGAATATCCATATTTCTCAATTAACTTCTGCATTGCAGTCGTTGGTTTAATTAAATTACTGAATACCGCTTTTAATTGAGTTGAAACTTCCGCTGTATTCCCTGTCACACCCGTTAATGTCGCCATGCTTCCAAATAATTCTTCTAATGACATATTTAACGTTGAAGACAATGGGAATAAAGCTTTCATACTACTAGCCATTTCTGGGAATGTTGTAACCCCCAATTTAGCCGTTTGAAAAGCCAAGTCCGAAATCTTTTTAGCGGTTTCATCATTAACTTGTCCATACCCTTTCATTCCGGCCGAAATTAAGGAAACAGCATCACTAACTTCCGCCCCTCCGGCTTTCGCACTCTTCGCCATCGTTTCGAATATTTCAGTTGTTTCATCTCCTAAATCACCTAAAGAGGAAATAGCCTGATACATCCCATCTGAAACGGTCCCAATCGCAATTCCTGTCTCATCAGATAATTCTAAGATTTTATTTTTATATTTATCTAAATTCTTCGTATCATCTAGTAACGTATTAATATTAGCTAAATTTTTCTCAAATGACATAGACATAGCAGAACTCGCTCCGATAAGGGTTGCCATACTAGCACTAATCCCAAGCACTTTATCACTAGCGTGACTAATTGCCTCACCCGCACTCTTTGCCTTATCCCCGAATTGATCTAACCTTTCAGCTGCAGTTTTTAAATGATTATTTTGTTCCTGCATTTTTTTGTTTTGGCTACTAATTCGATTTTCTAAATCTTGAATCTCGGTTTGAGCAGAAGTTATTTGTGTCTCAAATTGTGCCACTCGCTGAATATTACTTTTAATCGCACTTTCTGTTCTTTCATAAGCCTTTTCGCTTTCTTTTAAAGATGATTTTACTTCTTTTACTGCTTTGGATTCCTTACCATGTGCCTTCTCAGCCAATTCTAGTGCTTCTTTTTCCTCTATAATCTTTTGTTTTAAACGATCGCGAACTTTTATATTTTCGTCGAGTGTCTGTTTCGTTTTATTCAAAGCTTGACTAAATAGTTCAATTTTTTTTCGGTTGAGTTCGATTTGTTGGTTCATTTTTTCTTGAACCTTTGCAACGGTTGATGAACTGGTTCCAAAGCCTTCAAGTTCTTTTTGAGCTAAGCGGGTTTCAGCTCTAGCTAATTTCATCTGCTTATTAACTCCATCCAAGGTAGTATTATATTTACTCACATCAGCTTCAAAAACGGCTCTTATTCGTTTCACCTCATCTGCCATTTATCTCACCTCCTTATTTAAAAATCAGTTGAATAGGTAACAGGACGCCCCCATTTTTCTAACGTTTCTTGGGATTGATTTATGGAATGTTTTGACTCAACCAACATCCCGTTTTCTTTTAACCAATAACGATGAAGTCGATTAATTCGTCTCAATGTACTTCCCCAAAACTCTTCCTCCGTAAAATTCAAACGAGTTTTAGCCACATATAACAACCACTCATAATCAATTTTCAGTTCACCGTTCGATGTTGATTGAGTTTCTATTTTTTTTGAGCTTCATCCTCATCATCTGCAAAATAGCCAGTCACTAGATCCGTTAAAATGTGATCAATTTGAGTAAAAGTATGATTATTTAATGGAAATAACCGATTAAACTCCTCTAATGTTAAATCCGGCTTTTCAACACAACAGGCGCATAAAATTTCTAATCCTTTTTTATAAAAACAATTGCTTCCAGGTTTAAATAAATCTAAAAAGATTCGAGTTGCTTCAACCGAGCTTCCAACTATATTTTCTAATCTCAACATAGCAGTCATATCCAACTTAAAGGTTAAATACTCTCCTGTTTTGGTTTTCATACGATACGAATTATCTTTTAAATTAACCATAAAATGACCTCCTTCTAATGAAATAGACTAGGTTTGACCTAGTCTATTTTGAGTTGCAAATTTAATTGCTATTATTATTCGAACGTTGGAGTAGGAACTGATGCAAAGAATGATTCAACTTCTTTTAAGCTTTTTAATGTTTTAGAGGCATCTACTGTTCCATCATCTAATGGCTTAAAGTTTCCTGTAATCGTCTTTGGTTGATAGTTAGCAGAACCTTCAGATGTTGCCGCTGTGACTCCTGATGGAACAAATTTTCCATCATAAAAAACATAGCCTTTATAGATACCTCCTGCTTTCTCTACCGTAAACATAATAGCCACATCTGCCGGAACATCATGGATACTCCGAACTAGAAGTCCATTATTGTCTTTTTTATGCCCTAATAGAGCCATTTCATGTTCTTCTTCAATATCTCCGGTAGAAAGTGTAATCGGAACATCACCTAAAACAGAATGAGTAAATTTATTCACCCCTTCTGCATAAAAAGGAGTTGAATTATAACTTTTTTCGATTCCAATTTCTGTTAAGTTAGGCAAGTAAACCGGGGTTCCATATCCCTCCTCTTGCTTGATGGCATAATAAACTTTATGACAGCTCACAATCGGTAACGGATTGTCTGTACTTGCTGCTCTCGGTTGAATAGTTGCACTTTTTGACATATTATTTCCTCCTTCTAATAATCAAATGAAAATCGTAAGCATTTAAAAAGGAGTCCGGTTTGTGGATCTACATCCTCATAAACGGCTCCCTTTTTCCACCCTTGCTCTTTCGCAAGGGTTCGAATAACATTTTCAATTTCTGTAAAATCAGTGTTGCTGTTAATATCTATTTGAATATAATGACGTGTCTCTAATTCTTTTCCTTCAGCGTAAAAAGCTCCTGACTCATCATAAAATAAGTACGTGCAATACGGGACCTTAACGTCTGAAACAGCTTTTAAGCGATAAACGGTTCGATTAGGTAACAGCGCGGTTAATCTTGAGTCCGATAATATTTGAGTCACATAAGATTGATAGCTCATGACTTCATCTTCCTATCTACTAACTCTTCTCTTAATGATTTAACAAAATCATCTTCACTTTCACGAATGGAACGTTCAAACCATCCGATATGTTTCCCTGATTGACGAACATTTCGAAACTCTTGGAACATAGCCTGAAAATTGTTTAAATAAATCGTTCCGGTACATCCCCCAAATGGATTTTTTTTGACTTTTATTTTAATCGATTTTTTAGTCAATCCACTTAACTTCGGTACATTTTTATTCACCCTAGCTTTAGGAATGCTTAGTGTTCGTTTCAAGACAACCGCTACCTCTTCATCTTCAATTTTCATATCTGAACATAGGTCAATAAATTCATCAAATCCCTCTAAGGTTGACATATTTTCACCAACTCGCATTTAAAGTCCGCAAAGGCATGTTTATTTTTCACATCATGACAATATTTAATATCATAAACATTCCCTTGGTGAATAATCCGATACTTTTTAGTTTCATACGTTGCTAAAATATCTTTTATTTTTTTACACATTCGAACCGTAAAGCCGACTAGAATTTGTGAATGGGTCGCATGAGCTTTAATAAATTCTTTCCCACTAAATTCTTCTTTCCTAGCCCAACATTTATAATATGGAGTCCACGATTCTACAACAAATCCATTTTCATTCGTTTCATCTTGATCAAATTGTTCAAATATAATTCGCTCAGTTAGCATACATTCTGCCAATTTATTCACTCCTTTCTTTTGCATGATGAGAAAGTTGAATTAAAATACTTTGCATAACAGGTTTAAGTTTTTCACCTGCTTTTTCAGTTGTCAGTGATCGGTCTTTATATAATTCATGAATAATCGCAAGACAAACAATTTTCGCCTGACTAGAGTTCGATTTGGTTAAATCGAACCCAGTCATGCCTTTGAGTTGTTCTATCGCTGCCTCATTCAACAACGAAAGATAAGCATCATCATCGTCATAATCAATGCGAAGACTTTCCTTTATTTCTTTTAATGATAATTTCATTTTATTTACCTGATTTAGCTGCTTTTAATAAAGAAGCACCTTTTTTTAGATAAATTAATCCTTCTGCACCAACCAATTTTCCGGTTGAGTCATTCCCAGCAGCCATTTTACCGTCTACAATCATCAACGCTTTATGAATCCATTTGTTTGTATCTTCATTGAAATATTTTTTATAATACATCGCTAAATTTGAGTTTAACATGTACTGAGATAAATCAATAATTGCTCCAAAAATCCCTTCATCATCACATTTATCAAAACCAGGGAAACGGTCAGTTGTTAGAACTTCGCGGCCATTAATGAGTTTTTGACCTTTCTCATTAATGCGACCTAATCCAATTTTCTGCCCTGTTGAATCAGTCATTCCATTTAGATATTTTTCCCATGTTTTTTTAGACATCACATAAATCACGCTATCTTCATGTGCTTCTGGAATTGCCGCTTCAGCCTCTGCCCATTGAGCCACTGTTCCAATCGTATCAGCTGTAAATGTTACAATTTGATCTTCTGGTAGATTTGAAAACTTTGTAAATCCTAATGGTTGACCTGAACCAGTTCCTTCAACAATAGATGCTTCAATTGCTCGCAGCATTGCCTTTTTCAATTGTTTAACGACAGTTGCCTCAAAGACTGGAAGGCTAACTGTTGCAGTTAATAATCCTAGAGCGACTTTTGCTTCTAATACATGATATCCAAAGCTGATTTTTGCTGCCATTTTAGCCTTTTGTTCATCACTTGTAGTTGATTCACTATTTAACCAAGTAGCTGTTGGATTAATCTCTGAAATCGGAATTTCAACTCCACCTTTTAACGATGTTTGAGTCACACGTGCTAATATTTTTCCTTCAACTGTAATATCTTCGATGACTTGATTCAATAAATTGGTTGGAATAACTGCTGCTACATCTCCTACAATCGTTAACTCATTTGAACGTGCCTCATTTGTATTTGCACGATACTCTTCTGGAATCGGTGTTCCTTTCGTCACATGATTCATAAAGGCCTTACGATACTCTAATGTCCCATAAATATCTTCCTCATCCTCTTGATAACGTTTAATCGGTTGATTTCCCGTTGAATAGGTTGCGATTGGATTGAATGAACGTGCTTGAGGTTCTTCTGATGTTGGATCCGCTACTTGATTATCTTCATTTGGTAAAGCGGCTAACATCCCACGTAATTCAGCAATTTCATCATTTAATCCGTCCATTTCTGCATGAATACTTCGTAGTTCCACTACATCTTCTGATGTTTTTGATCGCTCCATTAATTCTGCTTTTCGTGCTTCTTTCTTTTGTAACATTTCTTCTAATTTCTTTTTCATAGTCTCACTAACCTTTCATTAATATTTGAATTTTTAAACGCTCTATTTCAACTTGATTTTTAGGATTTTCTTTTGCTCGTGCCTCTTCTACTGCTTGTTTAGCGCTATCCAATACTGATTTATCCCGAGCACTAATATCCGTTTGATCATAAGCTGGATAGTTCACTGCACTTACTTCATAAACTTTCGCAATTTTTAAAATTCGACGTGTTGGCATGTCAGTATCTAAATTCTCCCATTTCTGCTCTTTAATTCTGAACATAAAACTCATACCATCAATGTCACCGCGAGAAATAGAACTATGTAGGGTTTTAGCCTCTGGATTATTCTCAATATCCACATTTGCTCGAATAAAAAGTCCAATTTCATCTACTTCTAACTCCATGGTTGAATTTGAATGACTTGAACGTGACCGAGCAAGAGGAATCTGATTCGTTTCATGATTAACAAATAAAGAAACATCACTAAAATCACACCCATCAAAGGCTCCTCGTTCAATGATTTCATTAAACCAACCACCGATACTCACCATTTGATTAAATACCGCTGCATGACCTTGGATATTGTAACGTTCTTCTGTTGACGTTTGAAAATCAGACACCGTATAACTTCGTCTAACTGATAGATCATTCATTGGATTACTCATCTTGATTCACCCCTTTTCCCTTTTGAAATTGACTCATCTGATATTGATTAGCAATGTCGCGATCAATAAAGTTTAAACTCTTATTTCGAGTATCACCGCCTGGAAATGGTGGATAGCCAAATAACTCTAATAATTGATTATCTGTTAAAGCTCCTCGATTTCCCAAAATATCAGCTACGGCGATTTTATTTTGAGTATTCGTAAATAAAAGTTTTTGCCCATAAAAAATAATTTCATGTCCCGCTTCCAACTGTTCAATCGAAAACAATGTTTTACTAAACGCTTGTCCCAATCCGATAATTTCCGGCTCTAAAACTTTCTCATAATAAGCCTGATACTCTTCTTCTGTAAACTTTCCAGTCAGAATAGGCAAGGAAGTTCCATAGTGTTTTAACACTTTTCCTTCAATAAACTCTAATGTTTCTTTATCTATAATTTTAGGATCAATCGTTAAAGGAACATATTCGCTTTTATTTGAAATAGGTAAGACACCACTCTGAGAATTTAAAATTTTTTGTTCAAATTCCTTTCGTTCTTCCTCTAACTTCTCATCATCCAAAATAGCATTAACTTTCAATAATCCGCGAATGGCCAAACTATTTTTTACTGCTTTATCTAATCCCTCAATTAGACTGTGATTAATTTTTAAAATAGGTAATAATGTCTCTGACTTTACTTTACCTTCTTGATTTCCACCCATCAGATCATTATCACTAAATTCTTTTCGCCAATGAATCACTTCACTATAAGGTAACAAGACAGAATCTGAATTTAAGAAATGAAATTGGACGTATAACTTTCCATGCCCATCCTCTAAAAAATCAACCTCTGTTGGATTCAAAGGATAAAATCCTGTGTAATATTTTGTTTTCTCACCATTTATCCATCGTGTTTCATATTGCGGATAAATGAAACAGTTATAAGTCTTTTCATGCAACCAGGTACACTTCTCTAAAAAGTCTTTAGTCGTCATGAGTTCATTTGGACCAAACCGTAAAAGCCGATTAATCGAATCTTTTTGAACACTCTGTAACCCATTTTCATCTGTAAAAATATGTTTTGGCTGTAATTTACTGATTTCCGTTGCCTTCGTTCTAATACATGCCTCTACGATATCACTTGCAAATACATCATTTCCGAACTGAGAAAAGACAGGAAGGCTTCCATTAAGCATTTGGGCATAAGATAATTCTTTCTTTTTTTCGTTTTTTAAGCGATTAAATATCGTCTTTAATGCCAATTTATCACCTCACCATCTCTAAATAATCTCTTCGATACCAGTTAAATACGACATAAGCGATAATCATCGTCACCGCACCATCAATATGATTTAATTTAATGCCCTGTACCTTCATCGGCATCATCTTATCCCCCGTAGAATTTAAGTTAAGGGCTGTATTTTTCAAACAAAACACATCAATTGGATTTTGATTGTAATTCACCAAATTATTTTTTAAATCATTTTCCAACATCCTCATCGGGTGACTCATGGTGAAGTGATCTTGATTAACACGGACCATATCAAATCCGTACTCTTCCATTGCTGCAACAAATTGTTTCGATTCCCATTTATCATAACCGATTTTAAATGCTCTAATTTTGTGTTTTTTCCACAACTCAATGAACCAATCCATCACATCTGTGTAATCAACTTCATCACTACTACAAAGGTGTAAATGACCCGATTTTGCCCATTCTAGATATTTATCACGCTCAGATTTCGGCACTTTTTCTAATTTACTCTCGGGAATGAAATATTTTGATAAAAAATACTTTACCTTACTACCAGGTTTCATAATTAACACTCTAGCACTCGTTAAGTCGAATGTTTCCGATAAATCCACTGCACCTATGGCAATGCTATTATCTAAATCTTCAGGTTCATACGTTAAATCGTTGATAATATCTTGTTCTTGAAGCCATGCAGCACCGTTATTCTGCTTAATATTAAAGTCTTTGGCCAAAACAAAGGCTCTACGACTTGAACTCGTTTTCGCCTCTTCTAGCATATTTCGTAAAAACGACCTTTTTTTGATTTTACCTAGGCCTGGATTGCTCTTCATCCAACTTGATTCATCTTGCCAAACTTCTTGCTCACTATCTTGGGTATATAGCCAAATGAGCCAACGTGGACGTTCAATCTCACCTGCTATAACTTGCCTAGCTTCAATGAGTCGCTTATCTAAATATCCATCATGTGTAAAGCCTTCGGTCGTTAACTCAAAGTATAAAGGCTCATTCTGTGTTGATAATGCCTGACGAATTGGCATAACTGTACTATCATCTGCCATCTCGAACACTTCATCAACAGCGCCTACCCCAATATTACGACCTTCTTTTGCTCCTGTTTTAGCTGATAGTTTACGAATACTTCCTTTATTCTGTATCGTAAACTTACCTTTTTTCTTCTTTTGCTTTGGATGTCCAAAGAAAATTCCTTTAATATTCTTTCTTGTCACCTTAGACAGGGTCGGACTTTCTTCTCTCATACTATTAATCGCTTGGAACATTAAATCAGCTTGTTCATAGTCATTACTAGCACATAGAATTTTCTTCCCCATCTCACCACAAAACCATTCAGATAAACAAATCGCACCGATTAAAGGCGTTTTACCATTCTTTCGGCCAACTAAAAAAAGCACCTCTTGGTACTTTCTAACGTATTGATCAATCTCTTCATCGTATATTTTGATAGCAAATATACATTCAATAAAGGCTTTTTGCCAAATCTCTAATAAGAATGGTTTTCCGGCATGTGGTGCTTCAAAGTGCCGACATTCTGCTTCAATAAACTTGATTCTTTTATTCGATTCATCAAAATCAATTTTAATATGATTTCGATTTTGATAAATCACATCTGTGATTTCTAAATAGCATTGTTCGACTTGCCATAGAAGTTCTTTTCCGACAATCAACTCACCGGATTTGATTTGTTGGCAATACTCAACGAGATAACTCATCTTATTCATATCCAGCCAAATCCTCATCATCCTCATCTACAACTGTACCTAGTATTTGAGATAGCTTGTTGATATAACTCAAGTAGTTAGCCCGTGTTTTAACAATTAACTTAGATACAGGTAGCTCTTTTTGCAGCATTGCATTGGATGGATGAACTTGGATTAATCCAGTTTTTTTTATGACTTCATGCATCCGATCTAATTCAACTTTGCATCGAGCCGCTTCCAGAATAACACCATCCACTAATTGCAATTGGTTTTCATCAACACCATCAAATAATTTTTTGATTCGCTCATATTCTTTTTCTACCATGAATTATCACCACCTTTTTTCAAAATCGGCACTCTTTTTTATAGGTGCCGAAAGTGCCGAAATCCCGAAAAAAAATTCGTCAGAAAATTTTTAAGAAAAAACTCAAAATTACCCTGTGTGTGAAACGGCTCTTCCCCTTCAAGGATACCCTGTGCTTTAGAAAAAAGA